ACCTAGGGTAATTTTTGTAAGGGCTAGGGCGTATTGATATACCCATGGTTCTTTAATTAAATCATATACTGGTTTTTCTACGTAACAACTAACCACACCATAAAATCGTTCACCAGATTTAGGTTCAGGTATTAATAGCATGTGTTGAGTTCGCTCGTTAAACTTAAAGTATCTTTTCGTTGAGAGCATCTTCTCTCGTGTTTCTAACCATTGCTTTAATGTGTACCAACTAATTAAATCAAAACCATAATTACCCATTGCGTAACTAAAATAGGTTTGTTGCGCTAAAGTTTGCTCAATTGTAAATAATGTATTTAAACTACTACTACTAGATTCTTCGTGGCTGTATATCTCTATTACCTTTCTACTTTGGCGAGTGAGACTATCAAACCTACCTATAATAGGACTAGTAGCTGTTAACAGATTTACAGTGGTAGTATCATTTAACGTATCATTTCTAGACGCATTAACCGAACCTCCTTTAGTAACATTACTATCTAAAAAGATACCAACTGATACACTATTTGTATAAGTGCACAATGGGTCAGAGTAAGAATTTGTCTCTGATGCTGCACCTGGGACAGCACTAACATCAAACATTGATGTTGTAGTTGTATAAACATCTCCATACTGAGTAAGACTAATGTCTACACCTGATAGTTCCATATTAGCAGATGACAATGTTACAACAAGAGCCTTTGCTACGTGAGCGTTACCGTCGTCTAATGTTACTGTAAAGGTATATTCAGATGGATCAATGATCGTATCATCTGAATCAAATTCAAATAAAGATATAAAACCAGTATCACTACTAGTAAATGTCTTTGACGTTATAGAAGCTACCTCGGTACTCTCTCCAACAGTAACCTCTACGTCTGTAGTGTAGGTAGCAGTTAGCTCTGGAGTTAACGTTAATAGCTCAGCTATATTTAACCCCTTACCTCGGGTATACTTATCACTATCAAATACTAGATGCTCTTCTGTGTACCCAGCAAACTTGCTAAACATTTCTGTCGCTATAGCAATATTAGTATAAATCTGGTTACCATGAAGCTCTAAATTAACAATTGGGTAACCTAAAGCGTAAGAAATTCGATCTCCTAGTCGAGCATATCCATTAACTGAATTAGCTAAATATGTAGAATATAAATGACTTCCTGCGCTTAAATAAGTATCTGACCATGTATCTGTCGCCACATAATTATTTATGCTGGCAACGCTGAAGTTTCTCCACCAGGAGTAGGTACTGGCTCAGGAGGAGACTCTTCTCCACCAGGTGCTCCAGCGGGTCCCATGTCGGGTGGCATCTCTTCTCCACCAGGGCCTGCAGGAACTCCACCACCAGCTGCTGGGGCGGCTCCACCACCAGCGGCCCAGTCAGTACCACCGCCTCGAATTTGTTCTAACTCATGCTGTAACGCTGCATCTTTACGCAACCATGCTCTATTAGCCTTGACCATTTCATCTGTCCAACCTAACCATTGCTTTTGACCATAGCCTTGAGATACAGATTCGTTAGCAGTAATGTTAGTAAAGTTGTTGAGCTTGAGATCCAGTATTTGCTGACGACGTAATTCAAAATAATTAGCTGGTGGTACAAATTCTAAATCAAACCCATTCTCTCGAAGCTCAAAAGTCTTCCACATCTTTCTTAGCTTAAGATGAGTGATAAACGTTTCCTTTAAGCCGGCGGCGAACTGGGCCTGTAGCCTAACAATAAAATTAGCAAACTTTAATTCTTCTCTTAAGACATTTGCGTCAGCACTGTATTGTGAATTCTCTGTATCAATTCTATTAGTTGGTACTTTAAGAGCCTTATATAATTTTTTAACAAAATAAACCAAGTCTTGTAACTCACCTAAATTTTGACCTCCAGGTAATTGACTAACCTCTGTCCCAGTGCTACCTTCTCTCTTTGGAAACCAATATGCATCTAACATCGACTGAGGGTTAAATGATTGGACTCTATTGCCCTCATCCAAACTAAATGCCTTTTTGCTCCAATAGTTTTGCATAAGCTTTCGAATGTAACCTTCAGCTTTTGGTGCGCTCATTGTACCAACATCAACATTAAATACTAAGCGCTCTGGAGCTCTTACCAGTCGATAAATTATAATTGAATCCTCAATTAAAGATAACTGTCTATAAGCACGGCGGGCGTTTTCAATAAACGGAATTCTAAAGTTCTTATTTTCATTCCAAGTACCAGAGTTAATATAAGTAATCTGATTTCTCTCCATAGGAATAAAATCTTTATCCTGCATAGAGTTGTATTGCTCTTCTGCTTCTTTATGATGTTTAGCTTTTCTAAGCAGATAAGCTTTAATATGCATTTGTTGAAAATTATCATACACAGGATCAATTGCCTGGGTAGGTACAGGAATTACTCCCAATATACCTTCAGTAACATGTTTCTCGTGGATAACATTTTCAAAATATAGCTCTCCATCTACTAACAAATTTCTAACATACTCCCAGGCACGCTCTTTAAAGTCAAACAAATTAACAAACTTATTAAACTCTTCATTAAGTTGCTTGCTAATTAATGGATCTTGGACAGAGTCGTTTCTTATTTTGAGATTAATCATGTTACCATGTTCGTCTTCATTTAAAAACTCATCGCAAATTTCGTCTAAAGCATCAGCCACTTCTGCAAACTGGGCCATGGTACGATAATCTCGAACCCTCCGATACTTATCTACATCTAACGTAGCATACATTAACTCGTTGTATGCTTTGTCAGCTAAAAATGACCCAACAGGGTGCGAAGACTCAACCGTTTTAGGGGCAATAATAGAGTGATGAGCTAAAAGCTCTTTACGCATAGAACCTGCTTTATAGAAGTCCTCAAACTTTGGATTCTGTTGAGTTACGTCATCTATAATTGCTGCAGGTGACCTATAGGGTAAATTATTAGAAATAAATTTCTGTAACCCTCTTCCGAATGTTCCTTGTTCTCCTTTTGGCATCTTAATTTATTGTAATTCCTGTTGTTCCTATATCTGTACTAAAAATTCCATACCCAGCTGGGTTAATCGCTATCACGTCAACTGTACCAGTTGCGGTTAACATAGGGAATGTAACAGACATAGTATTATAACTATTTAAGGCATAAGTGCCCGAAGGCGATAATACAGATGTTGAAATAACATAACCGCTAACCTCAGGGTAGGTAGCAGATAAGCCTGATACGGTATCATAATTAAATGCACTAACACTTGTTAATCCTGACACGTTTGAAAATAGAGGACTATTATCAGTACAGCTCAACATTACGTCAGTAATAGACTCAAAACTGTAACCTTGTAATATATGAGTTGCTGAGAAACCATTAGTGAGAGTAACATTATATTGATTACCGGTAAACTCCGGGCGTGCAGATAATGATCTATTATCATAGTTAGCACTAAACGAAGTTACATTAGTCAATGTAGTATCATATTTTATAAATTTACTCATAATTAAATGCGCTTACTGGTACAAAGTTCTGATCAATAGTAAATATATTCTTAACGTCCTCACCTGGGTTACCTTTAAACAACCAGCCCTTGATCGTAAAACTAGTATCGGCTATCACTCGCGCAGGTTGTGTACCAGATACTTCAATAGGATAATTTAAACTAATATCCCCAGACCATAGCACCTCAGATCTAATCTCATAACTACTAGCTAGGCCTTGACTTGTAGGTAGTTTCCAACTCATTACTATATATGGATTATTATATGGGGCAAAATTACTAATAATCTGATCCATGTCAGTTTGAAACTTTGTCATAATAGACATATTAATACCAACAGTCACAGGTAAAGGAGTCGGTAAATGATCTGAATCTAGCGACCCTGCACTGACTGTCGGGGACTTACTATAATAAAATCCTGAGATTTTATTAAAAACTCTTTCTGGGTCTCTACTAATAGAACTATAATTGATCGCAACAACAGGAAGCTTTAAAGAACCAGCCTTGTTAACTATATCATGGATGGCTCTCTCCTTAGGACCATAGTAAAATCCAACCTTAAGCTGGTCAACAACAGCCTTGTCTTTATTATACCTGTTTATAACAATACTATTAAAAGCAGTAATAAACTGCCTTATCATATCTTTTAGCTCAAAACCATAGTATTGGTTTTTCATTGTAAATATTTATTAGACGAACCTATCTGTAAAATACATCGGCAGTAAATTCCGGTACGATGGAATCAGGTTTCTTATGCTCGCTGCATCTAAAACATACGTGACACTAGTGTCATTTTCATCTCTAGTACATCTCCCGCATTGCTGAATAAAGGTAGTAAACATCTTACTAGTGTACCATTTGTTATTATTTTTAGACATTTCCTTAATACGAACGTCTCCTAGATCTGGCCACGGACACTTTAATATAATACAAAACCGAGCAGCATCACCTTTTAGATCTACTCCAAAGCTCATTGAAGGACTAGCTAAAACAGTCGGCTTATCTGTCTCTAAGTGCTCCGTTAATATATCTATATTATCTTTATTACCTTTTATTCTATATAAAATTCTATCATTATCTAGTTTGTCTTTTAGCATTTTAGTGATGACATTCGATTGAGTATGTATTAATCCTTTTTCATTCTTATGCTCTTCTAAAATCTCCTCTACACATTTAACAACCTTTGGAAAATTGTATTCAAGATTTTTTTTGTTTAAGTGAAAGTTACCAAATAGTATTGGAGACTTTCTTGAATCAAAACTAGTTGGAAGGTCAATATACTTGTATTCACTTTCCGGTATACCTAAATTTCTCATGACTAACTTATAATCAACAAACGTTGCAGACATCAATATAATATTGTCAGCATATTTAAATATGTGTTGCGCTAACGTGTCAACCTTCTTAGGAATTAATTGTACGTATTGTTTGTTACGTATATACGTCCGATTAATAATATACTCTGACTGGCGCCAAGTATCGATAACTAATGAAAGGTCTCCTTTTAGATCAGATATAAATTTATATTCCTTCTTAATAGCGTCTCCTACTGTATCAGCATGCTTATCAAGCATCCGAAGTATCTCTACATACCTGTCCTCTAATTTAACTTGAAGCTTATACAAGCTATCAAAGAAGCGCTTTCTATCTGCCGAGTGTGGCAGATTAAAACCATACTTATTAAGACGACCAATTTCAATATTGCAGCTAAATCGGCTTACAATAATGTTTTCTAACTCAGAGGCTTCATCGCATACTAGGAGCTGCCTGTGCTTTAAATGGTCTGGCTTATAAAAAAAGCTAGAGTAATTCTCTACACTAATTTTTGAGCTAATGGAATTGTTTCTCG